TGGACTGTCTAAAAAATTAAAAACATAATTTTCACCTTGAGATGAAACATTGTTATCAGTAATACCAGCAAGTGTTTGAATTACATCAGTACCTCTTAATAATCTCATGTAGGCTCTAGCACCACTAGAATCATCTAAAGCAACTTGAATAGCTGAAGTTATTAGTATCTTGGAACTTGTTGATGTTGGGGTTATTGAAACAGTCAAATTTGTTAAATCTGTAAATGTTGTTGTGTTTAAGGTTTGATTATTATCTGTCAAAGATGTTTGTATCACTTGACCTATTTTACCAAAGCCTGATGTTTTCGCACCTGAGGCAATACCTAATGTGCCACCACTTTCACCGAGAGTAATAGTCTTCGTAGCGTCAGTGCCAAGAGGCGAGATTGTTGATACTTTTAATGTGCTCATTCTATGTGTCCCCTAATCTAATGAATTGTACCCATGTGGCGTGATATCCTGTATTCCCTATAACATCTGAAGCAAATTCACATAAGGCTTGAAGTTTTATCTTGTGTGTTGATACATTTGTTACATCGAAAATATGACTTGGATAAGCAACACCATATCCATTTGAATGATATATAGAAGCAAATTGCTCTGCAGCTTGTGTATAGGTTCCATCATCTGTTGTTGTAAAAATTCTACCTCCTGCATATGTAGCCCCCTGTGAGGGTGAGTGAATTTGTATTCCAAAATTAATAAGGTAAATTCCTGTCTCTGGAAAAGAGTAAACTCCTGATGATTGTGTCATAGCACTTCCTATATTAGCGTATGAATTAGTATCTGTTTGCTCCCAATTATTAGCAATAAAAGTATCTGTAGCAGCAGATATAGCTAATGATGTAGTCAATCTCCACATACCAGCAACTTTTACTCCAGCAAAATTAGCATTAACACCACTAGCTTTTGTCAATGTGGTTAGATTACTTGAACCGAGTGTCAGGGTAGAAGTTCCGCTTCTAGTGTCTATTGTATCTACGAGTATCTTTGACATTAGTCTAATACCTCCATGACTGAAATTGTTGATTGCATAACAGGAACATAGTCAGCATTATCAGTTGAGATAGTTCTATTTATATAAGCTGTTCCACTATAAGTAGCACCCAAAGTAAGTTGCATTTTATAAGTTACTTGTGATGTTGTGCTTGGACTATCTAAAAATTGTCCAGCCATGTTAGCAGTATCAAAATCATATACAGAAGAATTAGGTCTTGCAGAAGCAGTTGACCTAACTTGATTACCCCCTGCAGCATCTCCTATGCTTATAGCTGTACTATCTCTCATTAATCTTATGTGTCTTGTTCCTGCAGTAGCACTTGCATTAACAGCATAAAAAATAAAAATTTTACTTGATGTTGATGTTGGTGTTATATTTACACTCAAACCTGAAATATCAACAAAGTTAGAGGTAGAAGAACTAGAAATTGAAACTGTACTGCTCAATGTGGTGCTTTGTATTTGACCAATCTTACCAAACCCAGAAGTCTTCGCTCCTGAAGTTAAGGATACTGTATCACCACTCGCTCCTAGCGTTAAGCTAGTGCCTGATTGAGGTTCTAAGTTATCTACGAATATTGTTCCCATTATGCTAGTATCTCCATTAGTGTTATAGCTGATGCAGTCCTTCCATCTTCTGTACTATCTCCATCATCAGAAGTTCTATTAATGTAAGCAGTTCCTGAACCGCCCCCTCTTACTGCAAACTGATATGTTACTGTAACTGCTGAAGTTGTGCTAGGTGTTAATACAAAATTAAATGCTACTGTTAGCATAGTTGCTCCACCTTGTGAATCTTGACCTCTTCCTGATGAGTTTCTTTTTCTATTACCAGCAGCATCACCTACAAAAACTGCTGTGGTAGAACCTCCACTTATAGCTTGTGTAAATCTTCCTATATGAGCACCATTTGAAGCTGATGAAGCACCAGTATTTATAGTACACATTACCATAATTTTACTAGAGGTTGCTGTTGGAGTTATACTTGCTGTAACAGAACTGTCTGTATAATTTCCATCTGATGCTTTTGTTGTTGCGCTTTCTGTTCCTGTAAATGTTGTAGTTACTACTTGACCTATCTTACCAAAACCACTAGATGTTGCTCCACTAGCGAGATTAAAAGTATCACCACTTTCTCCAAGAGTTACTGTAGAACTACCTGAAATTGGTTTTATGGTATTTACTTCAAGTGTGCTCATACGACTGTAAGATTACCCTCCACTGTGACAGTGCCTGTAAATGTTACAGGGCCTGCCAAGAATGCGTTATCGGTTGATGCAACGGCTACTGTTGAAGTGATTGTTGCTAAGTTTTCATAGACTCCGTTGAACGATGTCATCATAGGTGCTGTAATAGATCCTGTGCCTGGTGTTTTAGTTCCAACAACACTATCTAAAAATATAATGAAACAAGAGTCACTGCTCGCTAAAGCTGTTGTGAAAGTTATTTGACTCCCGGAAACTGTATAATCAGTTGTCGGTTTCTGACGAACTCCATTACGAAGAACTGCAATGTGTTCTGGATTAGACACACTTGTAGATATGGAATACGCTGTGCTACCGTCTCCTGTTAATGTTTGTACGCTTGTTGTAGATGTAAAATCTTTTGTTAAAATATTACCTATGTAAGCCATTCTATGTAATCTCCATAATTGATAAAGCTATGTCTGAAGAGCCTGATGCTGTTAATGAAAGAGTATCAGTAGTTTCCATTACAACTTTATTTCCTGCTAAAAGCTCAAGTGAACCACCTGCGGGAATCGGAGCATTAGTAACTAACTCAACAGTTTGATTAGCTTCATTGTTTGCACCTGCTCTGTTACTAGTATCTGAACCTAAACTTACTGTTGCAGTAACTTGACTAGTTGTTGTATTACCTATCATAATACCAAGAACTACAGTAGTCGTGGAACTCGCTACGGTATAAATAACGTCAGCACTTGTTACACCTGCTTTTGTTACTACTTTAAATGTATTTGCCATCTATATCCTCCTTCCTTTATATTCTATCCAAGGGCGATTGCAAGAGCTGTTGGGTCTTCAGTAGAAAATCCTTGAGCTTGCATCAACGTTACTACTCTAGATAATGCTGCTTTTTTATTTGTGCCACCTGCACCATCATCTACTATAATTAAATCAGATGTTGTTAAATCTGCTCCAATATCTGAACCACCATCTATTTCTAATGCTGTTAATGCTACTTTACCTGCTGTGGATATTGTAGCTAATTTTGAATCTGCGATCGCAGCGCTTGATTTGATGTCTGCGTTTACAATGTTTGTGATTGTATTGTTATCTGAATCTATTGATTTGTTTGTTAATGTTTGTGTTATATCTACGGCAACTAAATCTTGTGTTCCACTATCACCACTATCAGGTAATCTTAAAGTGTTTGCAGCACTAGCTGAATGTGGTTGTGGTTGCAATGTTTGAAAGTGAGCATTAGATGACTCACAATACATTTTAAGTGAAGCTGGTGAACCACTATTTGATTTAAACTCAATAACACCACCTAAAACTGTAAGATCATCACCTACACTAATATCACCTGTAAAAGTATTATCACCAGATAAACTAGCAAAAGTAGAAGATAAAGCTGTTCCATTTAATGTTATTGCATCGGCTTCTAGTGTGCCGTCTATGTCTGCGTTTCCTGAAATATCTAAAGTAGCAGCATCTATTTCACCAGATGCAGTAAGATTAGTAACACCTGTTATAGCTCCATTAAAGGCTACGTTGTTGCTTCCATCTTCAAATACTGCTTTGCTTGCAGGAAGTGTACAAAATACATCTTTTGTTCCTGCAGAAAAATTAACAGCACTATCACTGTTAGAACTAGAAATAATTGTGTTACGAGCTAATGTATCTGGATCAGCATCTGTTATTGTTCCTAAACCAATTTCAAATTCTGCGGAACTTCTATTAACAATAGCATAATAAGTTGTATTACCATCACCTATAGCGGATACAAAAGATTCAAAATTAGTTAAAGCACCACCTAAACTAATTGTACCTGTTCCGGTCGTGGTGGTAGACTCTTTAACTCTGTCGTTTAAAACTAAAGCCATGATCTATTACGCGATTCTTATTATAGCTGTTGATGCACCTGCTGCAGGAAATTGTATTGTAAAATCTCCGTTAGTAGCAGTTTTGGTTCCTCCAAAATCTAGAACAACAACGAGTTTGTCAGAGTTTGTATCGTTGTAAATAACTGCACCCACTGCTGATAAAGTTACTGATGAAAAAACTTCATCTGCAAAATCAACAAAAGCTGTGTTACTTGCAACAGCAACCGCTTGACTATCTAAGGCATTTCCACCAGCAGAATAATTAGTACCTGAAGAAGAAACTTCGTTAGAGGTAGAATATGCAGTGCTTGATGTGGAATATCCAGAGATGTCTGTGTACAAAGCTATTTTAAAACTATTGCCACCGTTGGCAAAGTTGTGTGTTCCAGATAAGAGTTCTGATTTAAATGCATCTGGTATTATATTAGCCATTTATCGTCTCCTTTTATTTCATTTTTGGTTGTGGTGATTGTAAGTCTAAACGAATTGCACCACTAGTGTATTCGTCTCTGCGTCTTCGACCTTGTTGTTCAGTCGCAAACGTTTGAAGAGCTTCTTGATAAGATGCCTCGTACATTTGTACCATATTATCTGGCCCTTTCAAGTATTTTAGAGTTTCTACCATACACCCATAAATCAACAAATCTTGAAAATTATTGGATATATATGTGCTAGTAGTATCAGAAGTAGTTATTGTATCGGGTTGTTTTATGTAAGCTAAAGTCACAACATAAGCGGCGTTAGGTGTTGGAGCTACAACCCAGTTGTCAGAGTCCCAGTTAGCGTAATATCTAGGTTTCGCATAATCACTAGAGTTGTCAGGATCTGGAAAATATTCAGCTAAAAAAGAAGTATCTACTTGTTCTAAAAAGAATTGATCAGAAGTCGTGGGATCTGTTAGTTGAACATATCTAATGATTCTAGTATCTGAAGGAACAGTAACAAATCTGTTACCTATTGTTAAATCTGAAGTAGCATAAAATTTTGTATCATCAGAATCCACAGACCTAAATATTCTATTTTCTACATTTTTAATAAGAGTGTTTAAAACACTATCAGTTAAAACTCCGTCGTCTACTTCGGTATAGTTTCTAATATTGACTCTTAATTCACTAAGGTTCATTGTCATGGTGATATCGTTACGGGCCCGGCTGATGCGTTTTCGCCCCCTCCTTTTACATTTCCTGCAGTTGCTGTATCTGTATCTACACTAAAAGTATAAGTATCAGCATCGACCTTTGTTATTGTATAGCCTGCAGCTTTATTAATATTAGTTCCAGAAATACCATCAAAGCTAATTGCATTTCTAAATCGAACTGTATCACTAGATGCCCTACCGTGATTTATTTCTGTAACTGTTATAGTTGAAGAACTTGCACTTCCTGTTTTAAAAGAATTTATATTTAATAAAACAGCAACAGTTGGTTCAGTTCTATCTACTCTTGCATTTTGTAGAGCTTCTGGATCTGCAGCATGAACTTTTAATTCTAATTGTGGTTGTTTAGGTTCAAACTCTGAAATATGAACTCTTGATCCGTTCCATTCTCTTACCATTTCACTGTAAGGAAATTCCATTCCACTTCTATCTGAAATAGATTTAGCGTATTTACCTCTTGCAAAATTTGTCATGTTGTTGGAAAGTATACCTTTGGTGTTAAGAAAGTGCTAGTAGAAGAACTATCTTCATTTAAAGCTCTTGTTAATTCATCTTCATATAATAATTTTAAATTTTGTGATCTATCTGGAGCTATTTTTAAACTCAAATAATAAGATAACCCTGCACACATACATGGTATAAAACGATATACAATATCTGTTTGATTTGTGTATGCTCCAGCATCTTCAATTCTTTTTAGATAATAAAATTTTAATAGAAAATTAGATCCTGAGAAACTACTACTTGGAGTTTGATATAAAAATATACTAGGGGAAGTTGTTCTATCAACATAATACTGACTAGGAGTACCTTTAGATAGTTTGTTTGCGATTGCAGAATATGATGATCTGTCTATTTTAGATATAGGAGTATCAACAGGTGCTGTGGCAGTAGTATTATTTCTAACATAAGCTTCTAAAATTTCATTTACATTACCAGGAAAATTAGTGCTATCTGTGGTTGCATTATATTCAGCTTGACCTTCTACTAAAGGCACCGCGGCTAAATCTATTTTCCATAGATGAAGTCCTCTATTTCCCCATTCAGAAAAAAGTATATTTAAAGAACGTCTAGCGCTTTTTAATCCATAACCTGTTCGAGCCGTCATTCCACATCGTTCGTATGCTTCTTGAATTATCTCATCAATATCTAGATCAAAAGCAGTTGTACCTGAAGTGGCCATTGTTTAATCCTATTTGTCTATCATTAAAGTAGCTGCATCTATGTTTGTAATTGTAGAAATTTTCATTCCACCTGGAAATAATATTCCGTCTTCTGGGACATTCATAGAAAATACATCACCGTTAGGAACGTCAGCTTGAAATAAAGTTGAGCTATCTGTGTTGTCTTGCAATATAATTGTTCCTGCTCCACCACCGTCAGATGCTAAAATAATTCCTCTGAGTCTAGTTCTCCCTGCAAAAACTACTCCTGCTGATGTAAACCTAACTGCTTTTACGTCACCTTTACTTGCCATTTTTTTCTCCTTTGCATAGGAGCCCTCTTGGAGGGCTCCTAATTAATCATTAACTTACTGCAGCACTAAATGGTGTTGCTGGTGTTCCGGTACATCCGGAATCAACAGATACTTTCCATTTACCTGAAGCAAGAACTGTACAAACAATTTTTGAGTAAGTTACACCACCAGTTGTGCTACCATTTAAAGTGATAGTATCTGATGTTGAAGCTGTTTCAAAACCAACGACATTGTCGGATGAGTCATCAATAAATAATGCACTTCCTACCATAACGTCAGTTGCATTTGCAACTTGAACAACTAAGTCACCTGTCTTTGTAATATCTGCAAAAATTTCGATAGTAGCGCCGACGTTGCTTAGATTGTTTAAGTCTGGCCCTGGCCCTGCAACGGCAGAATCAGAGTTTGCATTTGTTGCTGGTAATGTGTAAGTCACAGCGCCTGCAGCAGAGTTGTAAACAATTCTTCCTGCGTGGCTAGCTGTTGTCAAGCTATCGCTTGAGTTTACTGTTACTACATTACCTGGCCCTGTACTAAAAAAACCTTTTTTAGATACAACTGGACCTTGAAATGTGGTTGTTCCCATTTTTTACCTCCGTAGTAAAAATACATACAGTCTCTACGTTCGTCTGCTAGGTCAGTCTGTATGTTAGTTTATTTTCCTAGAAGGTTAAATATAGCCATTTTTATTTAGAGAGCAAGTTTATTTAAAAAATAAATGACTCTCATAGTCTTGATGTCTCCATCTTATTTTAGCTAAGATTCTTTTAATTCTCTCTTCAATGGATTTCATTTCAAGAGTTTCTTTACCAGAATTAAGATAATGAGAATTCCACTGAGATTCGAGTTTAATTTTCTCAGCGATTAAAGACTGTGATACTGCGGTCATAATATATCTCCTTGTC